AGACCTCGGGCTGGGTGAGCTTGGCGAAGGCGAAGTAGAGCTGCCCGTTGGCGGCCATGACCGGAACCCATCCGGTCTTGACGCTGAGGTCCATTCCCAGGAAGGTGTTGGACTTGATCGTCCCGCCGAACGACCCTGACACGGCATCGACGTACAGCGCGCCCTTGGAGAACAGGACTTCCTCGACCGTCGGGATGGTGGGGGAGCCAGCGAAGGCGGCAGACCCGGACTGGCGTGCGGCCCAGGTCGCCTCCATCATCACAGCTTCCCCGCCCTTGCCGGTGAGCTTGAAGTCCTGGACAAAGGCGTACTCCATCCGGTCGGAGTATTGGTCGTCTCCGCCGTAGACGGTGTAGGTCTTGATCGAGTTCTTCGAGGTCGTCGGGAAGGTGTAGGTGTAGATTTTCCCCGACGCTCCGGCGCCGCCATCGGACGCACCGGTTCCAACCAGCTTCACCCCGGCTTCGAGGATGTGCAGGACCTGCTCGAAGGTGGCCGGAGTGGACTCCATCGCCAGCAGCGCGCCAAGCGCCGGCTGGTAGGAACGGTCCAGCCCCGAGATGTAGCCCACGTCCTCCTCGGGGAAGGTCGTGACCCGCGTGTCCTCGATCGTGCCAACGCCACGCCAGTAGGTCGTCGCGTTGACGGCCGTCCCCGCTAGTGCCTCGCGGCCGAGGGTGAGTTTGCGAAGCGATTTGATTCCAGCCATGTCCTACTCCTTCGGCCTATAGAGGCCAGATGCAATCAATCGTTCGTACCCGTGCTTCTTGGCTTCGGCAGCCGTCAGGTCCCTGGCCGGAACATCAGGCAGGAACGCGACGCCGACATAGATCAACTCACCGCCGACTGGATCTTGACGCCTTGGACGATGAACTGGATCCCGAGTGTTTTCTGTGTCGCCCATTCCATCTCTCCCCACCGGTAGCTGATCCGGTCGAAGGTTGAAATCGTCCCGGCCCACTTCGAAGTCAGGTTCGACATCAGAAGGTTCGGGATGCTGTCCACGAACGGGATGGCCAGGTCGTAGTCGTAGGGCAGGTCCTTCCGAGCCACATGGAGCTCGATGATGACGTTGTGCAGGCCGGTCTTCAACCCGGCCGGTGTCTCGATGTATTCCCCGTCCCCTGGATAACCCACGACGAACGGGAAGTCGCTCGCCTTCTCGGGGGGAGACGTTGGAGCCAGCTTGATCCCAGACAGACTGCGGATGTAGGTGACCGCCTGGTCGATGGCGTTGTCAAGTTCGTTCGCCATCTACCCCGCCCTCTTGACGTAGGGCTCCAGCAGGAGCTTCACGTCAGGGTCCAGCGTGGCGATTTGGATGAGCTGGCCCATCTCCGCGTTCCCCGCCACACCGTAGGGGTTGTCCTTGCGGTGGAAGATGCGCGTCGACTGGATGATGCAGGCCTCGCGCACGTCCGCGGGAGCCAAGGCGGACGTTCCGCTTTGATACCCGAAGACGGCCGCAAGTTGCACGCTCTTGGCAACCTTCACGGGCCAGGCATAGTTCCCCTGTGGCGTGACATGGATCTCCATGTACGGAGCCGCGTTGTACGGCCACAGGTCGTAGTCGGTCGATGCCCAAGTGGTCTCGTAGGTCCTGTCCCCGTCCTCGTCCGTCTTGAGCGTGATGCTTCCCGACGTTCCAACGTCGTCGATGTCCAGCTTGGCGTAGTCGACCGGGGTGTAGTACCGCGTCCCGGAGATCCCGTAGAACCAGCGCCGGCAGTGCTTGTCGATCTCTCTCGAGACAGCCGTGACCACGCGCTCGATGACGCTATCCTGGGACGTTCCCATCCCAGAAGTCAGCCCCGACTTGAGTTCAACGAGCGTGCAGTAGCCGTTGACGATCGCCATCTACTCGGCCTTGCGCCTCGCAACGCGCCGGGTGCCGGGCTCGGCCTTGACTTCCTCGCCAAGGATCTCGACTGCGCCCTCGGCGGCGTAGGCCCGGGCCATCTTCTCCGGCATGTCAACGATGTCGTAGATCTGCAAGACCTTCTCGACGCTGGCGATGCCCTGCAGGATGCGTACCTTCATGGTTGACTCCCTTGGGGGAGGGGCCATTTCAGACCCCTCCCCATTGGCTATGTGGTTTAGGCGACGATCACAGGAGCCGTGGTGTACTCCTGCGTCGGGGGCAGCGACCGGCTGCCCTTGAAGAGCTGGGCGTGAAGCGCCACGATCATCACCGACGTGCCCAGTCCGCCGCCGGTCCCGTAGACCTTCATGAACGGCTTATCCGGGTCGACCGCGGCGTCGATGATGAGCCCGACCTTGTTCGATGCCGTGGAGGCCATCGTGCCGTCCGAAGCCGTGACCTTGGTGTAGGTGCCACCGGAGGTCGCCGACTTGTAGACCGTGAGCCGGATGGTGTTCTTCGTCGCGCCGGTCTGAGCGCCGTGCGTGGCGAAGATCCCGATGCGGTCGAAGCCAGCACAGGCCACGGCGATGGGCGTGACTGCCGCGCCCGTCGCAATCGACAGAGGCGCGCACAGGTTGACGTACTTCGAGTCTTGGTGGAGGCGATGCATGTCAGGCCTCCCCTAGCTCGTCAGGATGTGCTTGAACGCGTCTGCGTGGATTACGACTCCGCCGCGCCGGAAGGATGCCAGCAGGCCGACTTGGCCATTGCCGGCATACAGCTCTTGCAGACGCTGCACAAACATCCCCTGGCGCTCCCCGATGGCGTAGAACTCGAAGTTCCCAAACAGGACCGGCTTCGATGCCGTTAGCAGCGCGTCCATCTGGTCCGATAGGCCAACCGGGTATCCGGCCAACTCGCGGCCCGCGAGGGATGCGTTCCCCTGGGGCGTCATAGCGAACGCGAACGGATTGCCCGTCAACGCCCGCAGCGCACCGAGGGTGGCGTTCCGCATGAACAGCCACGATCCATCGGCGTAGAACTCACCGAGGGAATGGACCAGCGAGATGATGTTCGCGGCTGTCAGCGCGTTCGTGCCCGCGGCGGTTAGGCCGGCGCCCGAGGCCGTCACGGCGCCCTGCGGCTGGTTCGAGCCCGAGCCGGTGAGGAACATATCGTTTTCCCACTTGGCCTCGGCGCGCGCGAACACATCCGCCAGGAACCCATCCAGCCCGCCCTTGTTGTCCGCCAAGAGTTCCACGGACACCTTGACCAGCTTGGTGTTGCGATGGATCGTCAAGATCGACTGGCCCAGGGTCGGTTCGTTCTGGTCAACCGCTCCCTCTTCGGCGGTCCGCACGAATGCGGTGGCCGAGGTCCCTTCCTTCGGGATCAGGATGCGGTCCAGAGTCGTCTGGATGATCGTCGGGCCGGCCTGCCGAACCACTGACTTCTCGTCCCGCTTGGAAACGATGCGAGCATAGAAATCGTCGGGGACCGCGTACCCGCCTTCGTCATCCGTCTGCCCTTGCATGGCGGCCTTGTAGGGGACCGCATCACCAGTCCTCAGGTAGTGCCGGAACGACTTCATCTCGTCGTCGGCAAACCCGAGGTCGGTGGCTTTCTTCACGGCGGGCGAGTACAGCACCCCGCCCTTCTTCGCCGGCTCTTCCGCCATCAGCACCTTGAGGGCGTCGGTTGCGGCCTTGCCAGCGATCGTGGCCACCTGCTCCGCCGTCAGAGCAGCGACCGGGTCCGGGGCCTTGGGGGCCTCGGCGATTACAGGTTCATCAGGCATTGGTTCCTCCGTTGTGCCTTCCGTCTTCGCGTCGGCCTCGTGCCGCGCAGGCGCACCCGAAGATGCATCCGCCAGCGCATCCGGCAGTGGGAGCCCGGCCGCGGAAAACAGCGTCTTGATGTGCTCGATCCCAAGCGTGCGCGGTTCTGCCGGGGTCGGGGTGAGCGAATACTCCACGATGGGCCACTTCTTGATGAGCCCGTTCAGCTTGTCGATCAGGTGCCCGGCCGTCCCGGACGACCAGCCCATCAGCCCCTTGTCGATCAGGCTCAGGACTTCCTTGGCGTACTCTCGAGAGAGTTCAATCTGGGCTTCCACCCAGACCCCGATCTCATCCACCGTTTCCTTTGCCGTCCGACCCAGGGCGTGCTTCACGTTCTGTAGGGTGTGGTCGTAGAAGACCGGATGCAGCTCTAGCCCCAGGTCCCCCTTCAGGTCCGTCTCGGGCTCGAAGTGTTCCCCGGTCAGGTCCTTCCCGCCGAAGATCACCCCATATCCCGCGACGGTTGCGATGCCGTCCTTGATGCTCTTCACGCGCACGCGCGCGGGGATGTGCTTGACCACCCACTCCTTCGAGACCGTCTGCCACTCAGACTGAGGGCCGGGTGTGATCGTCCCATCCTCAGCTTTGGTGTAAGGCGCCTTGAAGTACCCCTCGTCCGAGTGGACAATGACGTACCCCTCGTAGACTTCCTCCACCCAGGCGTCGCTCATCATGGCTTGCGCAGGTTGGAGCACGTCGTAGAACGCGTCCCGAACCAGGTTGGTCTGTTCGTCCAGGCTTCCGGTCACCTTGATCGTCATCGTCACTCCTTCACGAACCCGTCGATCACTTTCTGCATGATCCGTTCAATCGCCGACAATACAGCAGGGTCCTCGGCTACACCTTGCGCCGTCTTCCACCCGGTCTCTTCGTGGTACCGGGACTGCTGGGTTCTGTCATGGACCAACCTAGCATATGAGGCGGTGTTTACGATTGACGCGCGCAGATCAGAAAGCATGGACACGAACCACTTGGTATCCAGCCTCTGCGAGCTCGGGGAGATGCCCCGGCGGTAGGGAACATCGATCTTCCCGGCCTTCAGCTTGGCGAAGAACCCCCGGCGCTGCTTGTCCGTCTTGAACGGCTGAGGCCCCCTACGCACGCGCGGGTAGGTCTGTATCTGCCCCTTCACGTGCTCGGCGGCCGCCATCATTCCGTGCCGGTACGCCTGGAGGTTGATGAACCTCTTGAGCTTCGGGCCCAGGTGGTCGACGTCGTTCAGCTCGATCTTGATATTCACGAGAGCGCGGCGAACAGCGTCGCTGTCCTTTCGTCTACCGCACCGCGAACATCGGGGCCATACCAGCCAAGCCAAGCCGTGAAGGCCTCGGCGAATGCCTCCCATCGGTTCGTCTTGCCGTATTCCGTAACGGCCAGGGCATCGGGTTTGAACTCAAGGGCCTCGTGGAGAATGTGACCCAATTCGTGGACAACGGTTTTCGGCCCAACGGGTTGAGGAAGAACAACGGTTGGCACCCTCAGCGTCCTCGGGAGAAGCCATTGGTGCATGATCCAAACAGCATGGGCCGTCCGGCTGTAGGGGCGTCCGTCATCCGTGTCCACGTAGTTATGCAGGCCGGCGAAGACGGGAGAGGCCCCGCAGAAGTAGTCTGTGTTCTCTACCCTTGACCGTATCCCGGCGGGCATCGAAGCCAGGGCAAACGCAATCGGATCGTTGTATGAGTAGGATACGAGTCTCTTCACATCAGGCTCTCGTGGCGTTCACGACACCGACAGCGGGGATGCGCGGGGGGGCCATCGTAGGACTGCCCCGTGTCTGGATGGACGTAGCCCACGCCCTCACGCTCTTGGCCGTTCAGAGGTTCGCAAATGGGGCACACCAATTCGTCGGCAGCCGTCTCCCAGATATCCCGAAAGCCCAGCCCCTCCGCCCTCAGCAGCTCAACCAGGGCGCGCTCCCCCTCAGTGGCCGCCCGGGTGACCTCGGTGGTTGCGATCATGTCCGCCCGGATGGGGCCGAATGCACCTTCGAGCCGGCCGCGCAAATCAGCGAGCGTCATGTTCTGGGAGAAGAAGTTCCCCACGGCCTCCCGAACCAGGTCTCGCTGGGTTCCCGTCAATCCCTGCACCAGGTCGTAGCCGTACTGATTCGCCCAGGTCACAGCGCGCTGGTTCACCAGCACCCAATCGACGCCTACGGGAGAGACTTCCAACATTGCCTCTGCCGAGGCCAGGTAGACCTCCTGCAACATCGGCGTCAGCGTGGCCGTCATGGCTGCCGCCTCGTCGTCCCAGAATGACGCTGGAAGTCTGGCCATGTCGGGCGGATCACCGATGGCCGTCATCAGCTCGTCCAGGGACTGCCTCCCCAAACGTGCAGCCTCGCGCGCCAGTCTTGCCTCCCAGGAGTCGCGGTCGAAGTCAGGCAAGGACTAGTTCCTCCTCCCGGCGCCGCCTCCAGGGGTATGGACCAGCCATAGAGCCGGCGACAACGATGGACTCCTCGCCCGCAAAGGAGATGTTCTCCGCCGCCAAGCCGATCAGTGCGTCCTGCACTACCAGGACGCCATGCTGGACTAGGACCACGTTGTCCACGGACAAGGCGACGGTGGCATCCTGGACGACGATCTCGAGATGCGGAGTGAGGGTCGGGGTCTCGGCCGCCAAGGCAAGGAGCGCATCCGCCACAACTAGGATGTTGTGCTGGGTCAGCGCGGGGGCTTCTGACGCGAGGGCCAGAAGCGCGTCGGCCACCACCAAAACATTGTGCTGCGTGAGCGTGGGGCTCTCGGCGGCCAATGCCAGCAAGGCATCAGCGACGACGAGGACATTGTGCTGCGTGAGGGCGACGCCGTCCGCAGCTATTGCCAAGGTCGCATCTTGCACAACGAGTTGGGCGGCCCCGCCCGCAGGGACCTTGAAGCTGGCGACGGTCATAGACCATTCGTCATCGACGCCGGTCCAGTCAACCGTCTGGGTTCCTGCTGTGGTCTGGATGGCGTAGGAAGCCCCCGCCACAAAGGCCCCGAAGTCGTGGTCCTGAAGTAGCGTCTCGCCCGTCCCAACCGTGTCGGGTGTATTCGTCTCACTAATGTAGAGCGAGACAATCAGGTCGTTATCCTGTGTCGGGACGATGTCTACCGATGGGTCCGTCGAGCCCGTGCCAGTGGCGGTGTCGTCCAATACGGAGGCTTGTGTCTGGTGCGCCCCGTCGTACCACGAGGTGACGATATAGTATTGAGTCGTATCCCCACTGAAGGTAACGACGAGGTTATTGGATCCGTTGGCAGGAGCCGCGAGATACCACACCTCAGAACGGCCGTCGTTGGCCGGCACAGTGTTGGTTATTGCGTCGGCCTTGGCTAGGGCTACGCCGTTCCAGGTGATGCCATTCACAGAGGTGACAGCTGCACCACGAATCCCAACACCGACAACTAGCAACCCATTGGTGCGCGTGCCGATGTCGAGCGTCTGCGTGTCCGAGGTGACCGGAGTGGCGCTGCTGTATGCCTTCTCGGCGCTACTTACAAACGTGATGGCCAATTAGGGAACGTCCTCTCCCTGAGCGACGGAGAAGAACCCGCCCCGCATTTCTGCTGTCCCAACAACAGTCACTCTGGCTGAGA